CACTAAGACCTAAGGCAGACAACTAATGCAACATTTTTACGACGGACAAATTAGAAGATACTTAACACAACTCATAAGAATGTTTAGTAGTTTTTCTTATAAAAACGGAAAGAATCAATTAACGCAAATACCAGTAATGTACGGTGATATTACTCGTCAAGTAGGGTCAATATTACGAGATAATTCAGAAAACAAAATTCCAAGTGCTCCTCGTATGGGAGTTTATGTTACCGGTTTAGAAATGGACCGAACAAGAACTTCAGATTCAAGTTATGTACATAAAGTGAATATTAGAGAGCGTTCTTACGATAGTACTAATCAAGAATATTTAAATACAGAAGGCAAAAATTACACAGTTGAAAGAATAATGCCTACACCATATACACTTACAGTTAATGTAGATATTTGGTCAACTAACACAGATCAAAAGTTACAAATTATGGAACAACTTTTAACTTTATTTAATCCCAGTTTAGAATTACAAACTACTGATAATTATTTAGATTGGACCAGTTTAAGTGTAGTAAATTTAGAATCAATTAGTTGGAGTTCCAGAAGTATTCCAGTTGGAACAGAAACTGAAATTGATGTAGGAACATTAACATTTACTACACCAATTTATATATCACCACCGGCAAAAGTTAAACGATTAGGTGTTGTTACTGATATTGTAACTAAAGTATTTGAGAATGTTAACGAACTTGCTTCACAAGAAGATAGCATAGATGAATTAGATTCTAAGGCAAATATTAGAACAGGAATATATGTTTCACCTACTGGAGAAATTGAAAGAACTCGAACAAGTAAGGATTGGCAAGATAGTTTAAATCAGCTAAATGTACAAGCAGGTACATATCAAAGTTTAGAGTTACTTGTTATTGGTAATAGCGGAAAATTAGTTAAAAGAGGAGTTACCGGAGGTAAAACTTGGCCAGAATTTATAAAAGCATTTCCATTTAATTTCGAGCCAGGTGTAACAGCTATTAGACTACAAAGATCTGATTGGGACTATGATATCATAGGAAGAATAGCAATTAATCCAACAGACGAAACTGAAGTAATAATAGATTGGGACGATGATACATTACCTACTGATACTGTAATTTCTTCATCATTAGGTGATAGAAGTAAAATTGATTATATTATTGACCCAACTAAGTCTAATCCTCAAGAGTTAGGATTATCAGGAAATCCTCGTATATTATTGTTAAGCGACATTGGGAATATTAAAAACGAAGACGGTGCCGATGCTTGGAAAAATTTAGACGGCACAGATTTTATAGCCAGTGCAAACGACATTGTAGAATGGGACGGCTCAAGATGGAATATTATTTTTAATTCTAACGAAGACGTTAGCATTTACGGCACAATATATACAACTAATCTAAACACAGGTGTTCAATACAAATTTGACTCAGGCGAGTGGATATTAAGTTTTGAAGGCGAATATCCAGATGGTGCCTGGAAGATGGAATTCTAAGCTAACTATTTGTATGAGCAATATAATTTGTAGTGGAGCTTTAATCTATAACCTTGACACTAATCGTTTTTTATTTTTACATAGAGCAAATAGTAAAAATAAACAAGTATGGGGTCTTGTAGGCGGAACTAATGAAGGAGAAGAAACTCCTTGGGAAGGCCTAAAACGTGAAATCTTTGAAGAGATTGGCGAAATAGATATAAAGAAAACTATTCCTTTAGAAACATTTGTATCTAACGATACTAAATTTTTATTTCATACATATCTATGTATTGTTTCTAAAGAATTCATACCAACCTTAAATAAAGAGCATGATGGATATGCTTGGGTTTCTTTTGGTCATTGGCCAAAGCCTTTACATTTTGGATTACAAAATACTTTAAACAAAAAAGTAAATCTTTCTAAATTAAAAACTGTGTTTGATGTTATAGATTTACTTGACAATTAGAAAGTTTGAGTGTACAATAATATTATGAAAGTCTTAGTTATTGGTGATGTAATCACAGACAAATATATTTATGGTACATCTTCTCGTATTAGCCCTGAAGCGCCAGTTCCAGTTGTAAACTTATTAGACATTAAAGTTTTACAAGGCGGAGCCGGACTTGTACATCAAAATTTAAGAAATTTAGGAGTAGATGTAAAACTACTAAATTTATCTAATCCACAATGCACTAAAATACGTGTAATTTGTGACGGGCATTATATTACAAGAATTGATGAAGATTACGTTACTGACGGTCAAGAAGCTCTTAAGTCTATATTAGAAAAAGACTTTAGCGAGTACGAATATGTAATCTTAAGTGACTACAACAAAGGTGTATTAGAATATTCAAACGATATTATTGCACATCTTAATAGTTTTAATTGTAAGGTTATTGTAGACCCTAAGAGACACGTTAGTTGTTATGACGGTGCATGGTTAGTAAAACCCAATGGTAAGGAATATAACGAATTAGGATTTAATAGTTGGGGCGGAAATATTATTACTACAAGTGCAAGTAACCCTGTTATTGCTAAAATAGATGATAATAATTACAATATTCAAGTTGAAGCCGAAGAAGTTAGCGATGTTACAGGAGCAGGTGATTGTTTCTTAGCCGCGTTTGTATACGGATTGGTTAATAATTATAATTATGAAAAATGTTTAAAAATTGCTGTTAAAGGCTCAACAGAATCAGTAAAACATACTGGCACATACATACTTAGTGAAAACGATCTGCAAAATAAAATAGTTTTTACTAATGGTTGTTTTGATATACTACACACAGGACACCTTACATTGCTTAAAGAAGCCCGTAGCTTAGGTAATAAATTAATTGTAGGTCTAAACAGCGATGACAGTGTAAAACGCTTAAAAGGGCGTAATAGACCCGTTAACAGCGTTAATATAAGAAAGGAACAACTTGAACTTATTCCGTATGTAGACGAAGTTATTGTGTTTGACAGCGACACACCTTACGAGCTTATTAAAGAACTAAAGCCAGACTTAATTGTCAAAGGTGGCGATTATACTGTAGAAGAAATTGTAGGACATGACTTAGCACCTGTGCATATTGTTCCTACAGTTGAAGGATACAGTACAACAAAGATATTAGAGACTAACAAATGAAAATTTTAATTACAGGACATAAAGGATTTATTGGTCAAAATTTAACTTTTTATCTTCAAAACGATCACGAGTTATTTGGCTATGAGTGGCAAGAAGAACATTTGCCAGAAGTTGAAGGGTTTGATTGGGTAATACATGTTGGCGCTATTTCAAGCACAACAGAACAAGATGTTGATAAAGTTATTTTACAAAACTATGAATTTAGTAAATGGTTATACAACCAATGTAATATCAAAGGCGTAAATTTTCAATATGCATCAAGTGCAAGCGTATATGGCCCATATGAAAAATTTAACGAAAACGATCCTAAACAGCCACAGTCTCCTTATGCATGGAGTAAGTATCTATTTGACAGATGGGTGTGGCAACAAAATCATAAAATTATTGTACAAGGATTTAGATATTTTAATGTGTATGGACCGTTAGAAGATCACAAAGGAGATCAAGCAAGTCCAATAACTAAGTTTACAAAGCAAGCAACCGAAAATGGCTCAATTAATATATTTGAAGGCAGCGACAAATATCTTCGAGATTTTGTATTTGTAGGCGATGTATGCGAAGCACATAAACAACTATTAGATAATAAAAAATCAGACATATATAACATTGGAACTGGAAAGCCAGTTAGTTTTCAAACAGTTGCAGAAATTATTTCAGAAAAATATAATGCAGAAATAAAATACATACCTATGCCTGAAAATTTAAAAAACCAATATCAAGAATATACTTGTGCAGACATATCTAAATTAAGTAATGTAGTAGATATTAATTTTGCAACAGTAGAGGAGTATGTAAAAAATGGCTGATGTAAAAAGACTAAGCGGTGTTGTTCAAAAAGGCTGGGGTTATGAAATGATTTGGGCCACAAATGAAATGTATTGTGGTAAAATTATGGTCTTTAACAGAGAAGGTGCTAAAACAAGTATGCACTTTCATAAAGAAAAAGACGAGACTTGGTTTGTAAATAATGGAAGATTTAAAGTTGCATACATTGATACAAAGAATAGTATGCTATACGAAAAAGAACTTAAAGAAGGCGAAGTTTGGCGCAATCCTCCGCTACAGCCACATCAATTAATTTGTTTGTCTAAAGAAGGAAGTGTAACAGAAGTTAGTACACCAGATAGCGTTGAAGATAATTATAGAATTGGTCCAGGCGACAGTCAAAGGTTAGAAGATGCCGCAGAAGATTGAATTTAAAGATTACTTTCCTGTTGCAGTATTACACTATAAGATTGATGACGACATGGCCAATGCTGTATGCTCTGCTGTGGAGCCAGAATTAAGTAAACTACAAAGAACTACGCCAATAGTTGATTATGGTGGCGATCCTTACACGTCTGTTGATACACATGCTACAGATTTTTGGGATAATAAAATTCAAATACACAAGTTAGTTCCAGACTTTTTTGAAGAAGTTAGAAATGCAGTTTTGCTTTATCAAGAGCATACAAGCATTATGATTAACCCTAACTTTAAAATACGTTATTGGACTCAAGATTATTCAGACGGCGATTCGCACGATATTCATAATCATGGAATACATGGCATTAGTGGAACATATTATATGAGAGCTAATAGTGCGGCTGGACCTATAAGATTTTATAATCCTAATCAAGTAGCCGGACTTGTTAAACATATGATGTCAGGAAATCCATATTGTGCAGATACTATGGACGTTTACCCAGAAAAAGGCACAATGTTAATTTTTCCATCATATCTTAAACATAAAGTTGTTGAATGTAACGAAGGCGCAATTCGTACATCTATTTCTTTTGATATTTGCCCGGGGTAATAAATGTATAACATAAATTGGAGTAATCAGAAAAAACCTCAACCCGAAAAAATACCGTTCTATGATCATAAAAATGTAGCACCTAAAGTAGTTGTTGGTTTAGATCGAGACGGCGTTATTAATGTTGATAGAGGTACCTATACATATCGTCCTGAAGATTTTGAACCAATTCCTGGAAGTCTTGAGGCAGTTGCTAAAATTAGACAACTTGGTCACAAGATCGCAATTATTACAAATCAAGCAGGCATTGGTAAGGGATTATATACACCCGAAGATGTAGATAAAACACACGACTATATGTTTAAATTATTAGGTGAAGCTGGCTGTGCAAGTATTGATGCAATTTATTATAGCGAAACAAATTTAAGAAATGATATATTTGCAAAACCTAATACAGGAATGTTTAAAAAATGTGAAGAAGAAAATCCTTATATTAAATTTAAGAAAGGATTCTTTGTTGGTGATAAAATTTCTGATTTAAAAGCCGCACATAGGATAGGTGCAAAACCTATTCTTGTAAGAACAGGTCACGGGGAAGAAACTATTAAAGAACTTAATAAATTTAGTAATAGAGATCTTAAAAAACGAGTATCTATATTTAATGATTTAAAAGAGTTTGCTAATTGGCTTGATCGATAGATTCTATACCAAAATTTGCACTTACTGAATATCTTATTTCGTCAGATTTATTATATGTAACAAAATGATCTAATGTACTTGGAAAGAATATAATCTCTCCTTCTTCTAAATTAGTATCAAAAGATTTTCCAAATTGATTTGTATTAAAAAGTAAGTTTGTTTCTGCTGGAAATGGTTCATACGAACTATTATAAAATATAAACTTACTTTCAGAATCTTTTGGAACGTGCAACGAATAAGCACAACTAAAAACATTCTTATCACCAGTATGACAATGTACGTCTTGATGTTGTCCTTTAGAATACCCGTTAGCCCAGGCAGATCCGCCAATAGTTGCTAAATCTGTCTTAAAAGAAATAGATTCTAAATAAGAATGTAAAATAGGGTGTATACTTGTAAAAAATAAATCCCAATTAATATTAATATCTGTTCTTCCGTGTGTAGTATAACAGTCGCAATACCAATCATCGCTCGGACTAAGAATATTATCTTGTTTTAATTGAGATAAAAGATCTTCTTTTATCTCATTATGGTTAGGAATTTTTGTTTTATAAATTGGAATTCCAAAAATACTAAATGTCATTTTTAATCTTAATCATCTTTTTAAATTCTGGTAAAAATAAGTATTCTATATCACTTTTCTTTAAAGTCCACATTGCATCATATAATGTTTCAACTAATGGATCGCCTCCCAAATTAAATGATGTATTGAATACAATTGGAACACCTGTCTTTTCTTTAAATGCTTTAATAATATTGTAATAATGAGGATTTTGTTCTTTATTAACAGTTTGAATACGACAAGTTCCGTCTACGTGAATAATAGCAGGAATCTTTTCTTCAATGCCTGGCTGACAGTTTACAGCATACATCATTGTAGGTGAACTTTTCATACCACGCAAATCAAACCATTCGTGTACATCTTCTTCTAAGATACTACCTGCAAACGGACGGAAATATTCTCGACGCTTAACAGTATTAACAAAATCTTTGCCATTAGGATCAGTTGGATCATAAAGAATACTTCTATTGCCTAAAGCTCTTGGACCGTTCTCAGATCTTCCTTGATATACTGTAACAATATTTCTGTTTGTGATTAAATCTACAAGATCTTTATAATCTGCATCAGTAACTTCGGCATTAAATTGATCTGCAATTTGTTCTACATCTTCAGTTGTGTAATTGTAAGTAGGACCGTAATAAACAGTATCGACTTGTTTATTAATTGTCATATCTTTTGTTATAGTACGATAAGCCCATAATGCGGCGCCTATTGCTGTTCCGCCGTCATTAGACACCGGTTCGACATATAAATTAATACCTTCGTCTTTTAATTGCTCTAAATACCAATAGTTAGCAACACAATTTAATCCGTATCCTCCAGAAACAACTACATTGTTACATCCAGTCATTTCAACTGCTTTCCTAATAACATCTAATGATGCTTGTTGAGTTTGAGTTTGAATAGCATATGCCATGTCACGTCTATTTTGACTTTTAGTACAATCTTCTCTGTCAGGTTCTTCTCGTAAAACACTGCTAATCATTTCGTTAACAATTGAACCATTAGGATATTTTGGAATAAACAAGTTACGATTAGTTAACGGAGTTGGCCAATCAATATTTTCATCAAAGACTTTTGGGATCATATTGTTTTCTTTACCGTATGGAAATAATCCCATAGTCTTTCCAGCTTCAATTGCGTCCCAGCCGCAGTATTCTGTTACTGCTTCATATGCTTTAACAATGCCTGCTCTATCTGAGCATGATACTTGATACATTCCAGTATCATTACCAAAAATATCAGTGTCTTTGTTTTCGTTTATAAATGTAGGTAGATAATCTCTACAACCCATTGTTTTATATAAAGTTTGAATTTGGTCTGGATATGAACATTTATAGATAGTTTCAGTTTCCCACATATATCTTGGAGAATCTTCATAATCCATAGGAAAACATGTGCCAGCGCCATCAATAATAACTGCTGTTGCTTCTTCAAATCCAGAATTATAAAATGCAAGTGCGGCATGCATTTTATGATGTAGTTTTGCAGTATCAATTATTTGAGGGTGTGCATCAAGTGGATGTCCTTTTTCAATTAGTCCAAGTTTCCTTGCAAATCCTGTAATATAATCTTCATTTGTATAGTCAATACGACCAGCAGTATCGCTAAGTGTTTGTGTATGTGATACAACCAAATAATCTAATTTATTTGTATATTCTAAAATTTTTAAAATAGATGCTAATGGTCCTCCATCATATTTGGTTCTTGTGAGTCTTTCTTCTTCCATAGCAAATACAATTTCGCCATCTTTAAGTAAACACACACCAGCATTATGACCTCGAGCTACGCCTGCAATCCATTGACTCATATTAATGTCCTCCTGTATGGGAACAAGTTGAATTATTATCAAATTGATTCTGTGTTGGTTGTTGTGGTGCTGAACGCTCACTTTTACCTACACGTTTTTTAATAGAATTAACTATACTATCAATTTGTTCTTGTGTCAAGTCCATTGCTTTATCATTTAATCTGTCAGGTTCTTCTTCCATTGATACTCTAATAGGACTATATACACGTCTTCCTTCGCCAACATCAAAGATTTCAATATCTTTGTCATTTACGTATGATGTGTTAATTGGATATGTACTACCAGTAATAACTGTAGCAGTGGTGCCAAGTGATTTAGCAATATGTTGTCCTACACTGTCACATCCTAAGAAGTGATCTGCGGCATCAATTACTCCTCCCCAAATTCTAATATCCGGAATTTCTGGTTGTGCAAGAGGAGCTTCATTAGGATCTTCATTATACATGTTAAGCGGCAATTCGCTCATTATAATAATTCCGTATTCTTTTTTAAGTTCGTTAGCGATTGCTAACATATCTTCTACGCGAAAACTTCTCGATGTTTGATCTATTAATGTTTGTTCAACTCCTCTGCCAAAAGGTTGAATTACAATTACTTTACTTAAACCAGTAACTGCTTTAACTTCGTCAACAACACTTTTACCGTGTAACTTTTCTGATTTATTAAGATATATTTGGGGAATATGTAAATCTCTAATACCTTTTTTATTAATTTCAATATCAAAGGCTTGTGCAATACTGCATTTTTGATTATAATACTCCCAAATACGATATGGTTCTGGACTTACACAAGTTCTATCTTTAATAAAGTTTTCAAATAATCCTTTGTGCCAAACGTCATATGCACGTTTATGCAATGTAGGATGTCCTTTATAGAAATCAGTTCCTCCTTCACAGACAATAATAAAATCATCCTCAGGATTTTCTTTTTCAAAAAGTTCAAGTGCGGGAATTGATGTTATAACACGGCCGGCGCCGCCGTTAATAAAAAATGCTGTTGATCTTGACATAGGTAAACACTATCCTTACTAATATTCAAAAATATTTATAGTTACAGGATAGTGTTTAAATTAGATCTGGCTATTCAGGAATGTCGTCGCTTTGTCTTATAAATCCGGTATCAAGACCGTAATCAGTATCTATTTCTTTACATTCTGGCCAGCAACTGTCAACATACAATAAATCTATATCTGCAAGGGCAGTTGGCATATTTCTTAAAAGTTCTTTATACTCTTCAATTTTTTCTGCTACTGCTGGATCATGCTCTTTCATTGCAAGGTGCATTGCATCAACATCTTGCAGTCTTTCAGTTCTTTCCATTCTAATATCATTCCAAGACTGCGGTTGACCTAATGTATCTATAGATGATCTTTTATAAAGTTCAACTTCTCCAGTTTCAAAATTGTATGTAGTTAGTTTGTCATCATACAAATGATCTGGATGAATAGGGTATTCATATTCAAAGAAACCATAACCCGGAATAACAGGTGACGGAATAGTTTTTCTTCCTGGAGTTTCTAACCAGTCGTCAAAATCTTTATAATTATCATGGTAGTCAGAGAGTACTTCAGCTTCTAATGGATTTTTTGTTGCATCAAGTTTTACAAGTTCAATTTCGCCAGGAATATCTAAAAAATCGTTAGTTTGTTCTCTTGCTTCTTGTTCTCTCAATACAGTTTCAAACTTTCCTCTTTCTTCTGGAGTATCTTCACCTTTATTAACATAAAGATACAAGTATTTAGGACCTATATATCTTCCATTTACTGTTTCAGTTGCAGGTCCATCTAAATA